ATTTTTTGAGCATGTTGAATTTTAAGTTGTTTCAATTTTAAATCATTCTTTAATTTATCAATATCAGATATATATGTTTTTAATATATCTATTTGAGAATATAATTTATCTTCATCAACAGAATCTATTTTAAATTGTGTATTATTTATCAGATCTTTTTTAGATACTATCATGCCAGATTTTTGATCTCTAATCTGTACATATTTCTGTAACTGTATTTTTGCTTGTTCAATTTTAGATGTAATATCATCTGGATCTAATGTATTATCAACATCTTTTAATTCCTTTGTCATGACAAAAATGATATCATTTAAATTTGTTTTCATCTGTTCATGCTCAGTTTTATCTACCTTCATTTGTTCATATGAACCAGTAAATTGAGATATAATATCTTTCGCGGAGGATAAATCTGTCGAAAAATCTTTTCTTTTATATTCACGAATTAATGCCGCGGTTTCTCTAATATCTTCATGGCCAATTAAATATTGCTTTTCAAATATATCTAAATCTAAAAATTGAGATAAAAGATCTTTACGCTCTCTCTGCGTTTTATCAATAAATCCGGTATTATTATTTTGCAATGATAATGCAGTTAAAACAAAATCTTCATATGAGCCTAAATATTGTCTTATATTTTTATTTGTCGAATCTCGTTGTTCGCCATTTAAATTTTCATGATTACCAGATTCATCTATACGCCAAAAATCCACATTTAATTTAACATGTCCATTACTCTGTTTCTTTGCTTTACGTTCAATAAAATATGTATACTTACCTAAATCAAATTCAAATTTACATTCAAAGTTTGATTTTTTATTATTTAAAACATGCACTGCCTTTTTTGTTCTCGAACATTTATCAAAACAGCAAAATGCCAATGCATCTAGTAATGTCGATTTACCAGAAGCATTTGGAGCAAATAATCCATATGTTCCATTCATGTTTGAAAAATCTATTGAATTATTAGAACCATAACTAAACATGTTAGAAAATTTAAACGTTTTTGGAATCCATGTTATATTTCTAGTTAATGTACTAGTCGGTAATTTACTATGCACTTGTCTATTGATATATCTAACAGTATCTAATAATTCATCATCTAATGCATATTCATCTGTGAGATAATCTGTAATAACTTTGTTTTGCCATTCTACGTCTCGTATATTACCAAAATTAATTTTATTTTTTGAATTAGTAGTATTTAATGCATTGACTTTTTGTAATGCAATATCTTGTACTTTGTATTGAGATTTAATATCTGCAATAATACGTTTTAATGTTGCAGAATCAGTATCTTTTACTTTAAATCTCAACCTAGGACGTAATGGAATTTTATCACTAGGATTTGTTATTTTACCTTCATCGACTTGAAATGTATAATATCCATAATCATTTTCTATTTCAACAAATTCACATTTTTTAGATTCTAAATCCCATATCATTATTCCATGGCCTAAAGCTTCTCCATGATTTTGCTGGATTAACGAGCCTGCATACGCAACTGTCTTATCATCATCTAAAAATTGTGGTTTATGGATATCGCCTAATAAAACTAAATCATGTCCTTTAAACATCTCAGTAGTTACATGTGTATTACTTAATACAAAACCTGCATCTGTTGATGCATTATGAACCGATCCATGATGTAATGCAATCTTATAATCTCCTTTAAAACTATCAGCTTTTATATAATCTACCGGTTTATCAAACACCGACATTACGTTAAAGTGTACTCCGGCCATACTATATACACCATTGTCTTTAAGATAGTGTAAGTTTTGATGATTCAAGGCTTTAACTATAGGAGATAAGGCATCTAAGCGATAGTTGTTATTTAGGTTACAATCATGGTTTCCGGTGATTACAATTGTAGGAGCAATGTCTGCCAATTGTTTAAAGAAATCAGATACTACAGATACCAATTCTGGTGACATATCTGTTTTTGCATGTACAATATCACCTGCTACATATATTAAAGAATCTTCTGTCTTTGTTTTCTTAATATATGAATATAATCGATTGAACACTAATTTATATTCTTTATGACGTTTTACATTTCTGACATGTACATCTGCAATATGGTAAATCTTACCAATCTTCTTCATTCCAATATCTATATGCTGCATAATATTTTTTGTTCCATTAATTTTTCTTGAGTTAACATGGCCGTATGTTCAATTTCATATTTAATCTGTTCAAATCCTAATTCACTAGGATCTGAATTTGGTAAATCTACAAAGTAAACATCTAATCCATTAGCCATGAAATAGTTAGCTGTATCTAATGCTTGTTTACGTGCATCCATATCCAGACAAATGTATATTTCTTTTACACCTTTTTCTACAATACGCATTTTTAATGTATCTGGTATAGTTTTTCCAAATAATGGTATTGCATTTCTTTTAATTGCAATTGCATCAAATGCACCTTCTACTAATATAATAGGCATTTTCCAGTTTATATGCAATTCAAATCCTATAATATCTTTCGATGTATTTGGATTCTTATGTTTATAATCAGTATCATAATATGCACGTCCAACAAAATAATTTAAACTACCATTGGCATCATAACTTGGAATAATTATTTTACCATTATATAATCCACTAGTACAATAACCAATACGATATTTAAGTATATCATATATAGTAATACCTCTATTTTTTAAATAATGTATCGCATTACGATATTCAGGTGCTTTAGTATTAATTTTCCATAATGGTGTATATTCTTCAGGTAATTGTATAACCGGCGTATCGGTTGTAGTCTTGGTAGGTCGATATTCTACATCATCGAGTAATTGTATTAACCGTGATATTTTTTCACGTTGAACATTTAGTTTACGAAACAATACAGCTAATTTACGGCCAGCTGCGTTACATACCCAACAATGCCAATGTTGAGAAACTATATTAACTTCTAATTTCTTTTTACTAGTATGACAGAATGGACAACAATAGGCAATATTATCATTTGAATTGATTTTACCTTTACCGAGTACAGAGTCAATAAGTGTAGTGATAGCAAATTTGCTCATTAATATTATATATTAAGTATTAGCATTATCATATACTACGATAATGTTTTAATCAAGATAAACTTTCTTAAAAATTTATTAATAAATTGAATATAGTAAAAATAAGTCGTAAGCTCAACCTTTTAACCAACTTTCTGGTATACTTTTTTCTGCCCATGGAATACCATGTTTATCACAAAAATCGCCGTATGTAGTTTTTGAACCTTTGCGTATTTTTGTACGGGCCGATTGAAATACAATGCGTATATCTAATTCTGGATGTTGTTTCTTTATTAGTAGATGCTTTTTACGATCTTCTAGAACCCAACGTCCCTTTGTTTCTACTAAAATACCATTTGGTAATGTAAAATCAATTGTATAAGTATGTTTAGTTTCTGGTTTAATATATTTTATAACCGTATCTTCATAACCAAATTTAATTTTTGATTCTGTTAATTGATCTGAGACTCGATGTTCAAATCCGCTTCTATAACCATGTTTAATTGCGTTTGCACGTATCTTAGATTTACGTTTCCATGCCATAACTTATTCCTATTTATTAATAAATATACTAGTAATCCCAACGAACGATAAAATTCATATCAATATCTTCACGTTTTTGCACCGGTTGTGCTAATTTCGAAGCGGCTAATAATTGAGCTTTATCATTATATAATCCAATTGTAGTAATATATGGATTAACTTGTTTTGAGGTAAACATAGTTTTTCTATGATCACCTGGTAATGTATGACCTTCTTCTGTCTGAGATAAAATTTTATTTGTAGCAGGTGTAAATGTAGCAGTAGGATTCATCGAAACATTCATTTGATCTTTTGGTATTCTCACTAATACTTCATTTTCATATATTGTATGAGTGCCTTTATACGAAACATCGAACGTATTACCAAAAGCACCAGATCCGGTATTGTATTTTGACATAGGAGACGATACTACCATTTCCCCGTTACGGTAAAATATATTACCAGCTACATTTGTCTGAAACAAAGACCCGGATAGATAATGCCGATTTGATAATGAATTAATTTCTGTATTCGATACTGCATAATCATACATACGTATTTCTGCTATGTAATTATCATTTGTAATACTTTGACTTCCAGAAATAAAATTACCTATTATAATATCATCATGGTTTGATGTTGGTCCTAAAGGCAATGATCCAGATGTAGTACCAGCCGAATTTCCATTAATGAACATTTGACATAATGATGCTGAATTACGTATACATACATGTTGCCATTCTAAATTAGATGATATATAATCCGATGCCGATGATGATATATGAAGTTCACGTGTACCATCAGATGCATGAAAATGTATAGAACCTGATTCTCCATTTCCTGCAGGTCGAGCAACTCCTATTGTGAATGGTGTACGTATGTTAGAATATGATGATGTAATGCTTGGCATGTTAACTGCCACATCACGGTGTTTAGTTGAACCATATCTTTTATCAATATAAAGTTCTTTACGTACACCACCTTTTGATATAATAGGTCTATTTTCAACTACTGAATTATATACCCAAAATGAGATGGCCCAGTCATCGTAATAATTAAATTTATTAAATATATCCTCATGAGGTACGCGTATAAATGTCTTGTCATTAGTTTTAAAAGAATTACCAGAAGTTTGAGATATACCTCCGGTCATGTTTATACCGATACCATTTTCTTCTTTAAAATTATTAGTTTTATATTGTGCCTGTACAGGTCCTTTACTACCAAATTCTTTATTAAATGACATATAGAAAATATTACGATTAGATGATGCAAAACTTGATGTTAATATTATTGTATCACGTAAATTGCCATATCCATCATCTTGCAATGTATATGAATTACCGTTAGTAAATGTACCTAAAACTGTACCAGGTTTAATTCGTTCACCGACTTCTAAATATGGTGCAATTAAACATGATGCCGATTCATATAAATGTTTTTCTGTAACTGTTGCATTAGTTAATTCATT